AAATGTTTTTCCGTAAAACATACATCATACATATTCTTATCGTTCATTTCAAGAAGAGGTTCTTCAAGCACTAAAGCCAAATATTCATCTTGAGTTAAAAACTGATAATTAATACACAAACGTTGACATTCTTTCCGCAAAATAGAACAATATTGAGCAAACACTTGCGGTGTGTGCAAACTCAATTCACGCATAGTTACATCTAAATTAGCCAAAGTTATAGTATGTTCCAAAGTTCCTTGTTTCGTCCATTGCACAATTTCTCGTACAACATTCAAATCAAGAGGAGCAACATATCTATTCACACGAGCATTCCATACAAAAGATCTCTTAAGAAAAGCTATCTCGGAAATATCCCTAAATGGGACTATTTTTCCGGTTTTAGCTTCATCAGTATATTCATGTCCTATCACAGCCAAAGCAGCAGTAATAGTAACTTGATTAAACCACTCAATAATCTTTTCACATATACCAATAATATTATCGTCACCATAACTTACCATAGCAACAAACTCAGCAAACACTTTCATCGAACGAAAATCTTCACCAGTTTCATCAAAATGTTTCTGAGCACAAATAATAAAAGCTATACGAATAATAACAGAATTATAAAGAGAATTTAAAATAGCAGTAATAGGACATCCAGAGGGTTGAGAATGAGTAGTTTGGTAAATTACATTACGATTAATATGAATGGCATGAACAATGTTCATCCACAGAACAGTACGAATTTGTCTATTCTCTGGACCATCATCATACCAGTCATTAATCATATCTAAAATAGCCCACAAAATTTGAGCTGATAAGGAACCATCAAAATTAGCAAAATCACCTGCAACAACATTCATACCTTTCTTACTTGTAGCTCGAGAAGCAAGCTTACGAACAATAACATCCCAATCACATGAAAACACATTTGTACCAACAGAAATTTCATTATAATTGCGATTATGCATAATCCAGGCTGCAAAACCAAGAAAATATTGACGAAAAGCCACCGTAAAATGAACAGGACCACCACAAAAGACGCGTGTTTTACCAGCATCAACTTTTGCAAGTGGTCTCCTCTCATCTTTCAGTGTATCACTCCAATATACTCCAGTTTGTTTTCCTTTCTTACAATTCTCAATTAATAAATCTACATCCAAACGTACTTGTTGCGCCAATTCAGTATTCATCGTCCATTCATCATCTCCAAAAGCTTTTCTCTTACCACGTGGTTGATCAACAGTTGAAGCATATGGATAACCCATAGAAGTGGAACGATTGATAGGAGCCAAAAATTCATCACCTTCAACACCTAGAAGAGCCTCTTCATATGTCAACACTCGCTGATATTTCTCAATATCACGATGTGACACGTTAAAATCTATATTGTTCCTGATATCATTAACACTTATATTAATGAGATCAGGATCAATACGTGGCACTTCTTTTCCATATTTCACCAAGCCATTATACATTGGATCAATATCACCTATCCGATGTAAAAAAGCAGGTTTTGTTAAAGGCTCAACATAACCATAAAATGGTGAAGGTTTGATCTTGGATCGCATACCACTTGTTACAGGAATATCTGTTTTTCCATGCACCATAAGTCCACTTGTTAAAGGAACAGAATCACAAACGGTATCATCAGCTGTTATTGGCTCACAAGGAATGTCAATTTCAACATAATTTTGATATTGTCTTGGAACATGAATTAAAGCCCCGTTCAACATTTCTTGAGTAATAGTTTGAGCCATACCATGAGAAGGACTACCAGCCATATGAATACCAATAATTTTCCGAGGAGCACTTGCACAATTCAATATTAATGGAGCACCACAATCACCCGCAGCAGTCCCACCAATATATCGCCAAGAAGAATTAATTTCCATATGGACATCTTTATCATCAATTAACACTTTATTAAAATCCATTTGAACTTCAGTTACTGAACGTTTTGAATAAACAATATCTTCCAAAGACGACATATATGTTGGTAATTGGGCATTATATCTTCCACTCAAAATTTGCAAATCTGAATTAACAATGAAATGTTTAACTACATCACGGTGTGCTAACACTCGATTCCGAATTGGATCTAACCAAACCAGAA